TTGAGAATGAGTCCACATATAAACATTATCGCCAAAAATGTGAACAGAATGCACAAGATGAGCCCAAAGACCGAGACAAATTTTAAGAATATCTCGTCCTTCCTTACTATTAAGGTCATTGAACATTTCCAACCAAGGAACAAATATTTCCCAAAATATCGCCCACAATATTTGAGCAACAAGCGAGCCATCAAAATTACCAAAATCACCAGCAATAACATGTTTACCTTTTGATTTCAAACGTTTCGCAATACGTTCCCAATCCAAAGAGTAAGGGTTAGAACCAACAGCAACCTCATTATCAATACGATTATGCATCAACCAAGCAGCAAACGGAAGAAAGTACTTGCGAAACGCCACAACAAAATGTTGAGGACCAGCAGAAAAGACACGAGTTTTACCAACATCCACTTTTGCTTTTTCACGTCGCTCATCTTTCAAAGTATCAACGAAAAAGACATTTGAAATTTTACCAATACGACAATCTTCAATTAATTCATCTACGTCTGCACGCAATTGCTGCGCTTCCATACTTTCAAAGTCAAATTTTTCGTCCCTTCCCATCCATCGTGTTTTACCAGGTTTGCCCTTATTCTGTAAAGAATATGGGTAACCAGGAGATGTAGTACGATTAACAGCCTTCATAAAATCATCATCCATTGTACCTCTAACGGCTTCTTCATAAGTAAGAATCCGTTGGTACTTTGCACGATCAATCATGCTGTTTGTTTGGGTTAAAACCAATTGAGCAACATCCATAGCTGCTGATTTAACTTCTTCATCTGACAAAACTGCTGTATCAACACCACATTTCTTCAAACCTTTCAACAATGGATCGTGCAACACACCATCAATCATGGTGGGTTTCAACAGAGCTGGTTTCATAAAAGGTTCAGACAACTCACCTTGAATGCAAGACGGAATTATCGCAGTTTTAGTAGCTTGACCAACTTTCTTATCCGCTTTGCCGAGAGGGCAAAACAAACCATCAGGTAAAATTGGTTCAACGGTCGGATCAACATTTTTGGGCATCTCATAATAGAATTGCGCGCTAATATTTCGAAAATCTTTTCCAATCAATCTCTCACATGCATCATCTATCAATTCTTGAGTCAAAGGACAAGCATAACCATATTCCTGATTAGTTCCAGCAATATGCATACCAATAAGTTTACGTTCCATACGATTGTTATACAGTCCGATTATCGAACCACAATCACCAACCTGCGTTGGTGCATTATATTCATAACAATCTCGCTGTGTGTAACTCTCAGAACCATAATCAAAACCATCCTCTGGATAATAAATGGTTATTTGTTTATCCAAGGGTCGAATCTTCTGTAACCATTGATATGTACGATGCAGATCTTTACCATTTTCGTGGAACGTTGCAAGAGTACCATTAAAATTACCTTGCAAACTGCCTTGATCGCTCGTCTTGACAAAATGTTTAACCAAATCACGATGAGGGTGACACATTCGACGGTGCAAATTCACTACCACACAATCACGATAAGTGCCATCCTTAAACGAAACACGTTCACAATTTTTAGTCAATTCAAAACCATCAACTCCAACTGTCATCAAATGAGACAGAGGAATATGAATGATATCCTCAAACTTCGATTGAGAAAAACTAATAATTGCTTCAGGAGCCAACTTTCGTG